GTTCAATGTCAAAATCCATATACAGCTTGCCTGCCATAAGATTTTCCTTGCTGTTCAAGGTGGGATCCATCCAGCATTTTCCGCCCAGGATGGCACCCACGGCCTTGAGGTGGCGCAGGTAGGCATTGACACTTTCCCGGATGTCGATAATCAGGTTGGCGCTGATGGGGCGGTCCTGTGCCCACAGGAAGGCATTTTCAATGCTTTCGTAGATCATGTCGGCCGTCCGGCGCACGGAGAGAAACGCCCACATGGGATCTGTGGCGCAGGTGCGGTTGCCCCAGAGGCGGTAACCGTTTTTGTGGACGATGGTGGCAACGTCCTTTGCGTTGAGCAGGTTGGCTTCACAGTTTTTGTCACTCAGGGAAAAGTCCACGGGCCTGGCCGCGCCCACAATGCCGTTGAGTGTCTGGTTTGACGGGCTCCACCAGAAACCGCGCTCATCGTCCATCTTGGCAATAAGACCGGCCACCCTGGCCGATGCCGGACGATTCACCGGGGCGCTTGTGGTGGTATCCCAAACCTTGACCCCGGGATCCACCACATAGATCCGGCTGCTGTCCCAATCTTCGCGGTAGGTGATGGCATCGGTGCGGTTGGTGTTGGGACCGTCGGCAATGATGACCGCCCTCATTTTTTCGGCAATGCCCTTGAGTTCCGCCACCACGGCATTGGCCACACCGCCGGTCCGGCTGCCGGTAAACCCCGGCGCACACAACACCCGTGGCGTCACCTTCACCGCGTTCTCCGACGCCACCAGGGCATGGACCCCGGTGCCGGCGGCAGAGCTGCCCACGACATTAGACAGTGTGGCGGCATCGTCCGCACCTTCCTCCACGCGGATCACCACCACCATGGCACCGATATGGTCAAAAATATCGTCCATGGCATCCTTAAGGGTTCCGGTGCCGCCCAAGTCCGCCGCAGCCCTGGGATTACCTGCAATCAACACCGGTGTATTCAGGGGAAATATGGCGGCATCCGCGTCCGGCGCCGTGCCCACCACCCCGATAACCGAGGACTTCACTGTCCTGATGGGCCGGGTCCCGTCATCAATCTCCACGGTTTCAATGCCGTGCAAAAATGTGTCTGACATAGTGTCTCCTTTTAAGATAAAAGTATTATTCTTGAACCGGTGATACAGGCCAGGGGATCGGGTCGATAATTACAGTCAACGTTGCCGGAAAATCCCTTAATGCCTGCCGGTATGTTACCCATTGTTCCCGCGCTGAATCTGATATGGGGTAATCCGGAATCATATATTTGTCCGTAAGTGTTAAGCTTTGATCTCTTTGCGGGCGGACAAAGGTCCCTTTCCACGTTTCTAAATCAGTATACTCCTGGGGCAAGGTGAAAGTGATATTTCCGTTTTCGTCAATCTCTGTGTTATCAGGCCCGGCCAGATGGGGGTAATTGCCAAAAATTTGCGTTATCTCTTCTTGGGAGAGTTCCCTGTCCGTTGCAGAATCAATTGCCAGGCGTTCTGCGTCTGCTGCATTATCTGCGTTAACCACTATGTTACTATTTATAAAAACTCTCATTACTTCCCTTTATTGATATGCGTAAACTGTCACGCCGTTAATTGTTTCGAAATAAATTGACACTGTTGTGGACGTTGGGATGGTCGAAATTCCGCCTGGGTTTGCATCCGCCCGGCCGGCATCCTGTCCCATTGAAAAAGTGTTTGTGTTACTTGTTCCACGCGCAATGTTTGCCCCGGAAGTTATCCTAAAAGCAGCATAGCGCCCGTCACCACCGTCTGTATCCCTAACCCCCAGATATAGCGGCTTGCCGACGGTCAACCCGGTTAATGTCCACGTTCCATTTGTCGTTCTTGTCCCGATTCTTGACGCAACGCCATTAAACGCATTGACAGCAAGGAGAAAACTCGACGCGTGTTTGCCGTCCAATAAATCCGCATCAAGTTTGCATCCGCTCCCGTCAACAGTTCTTAAAAGGGCAAGTATCCGCGCGGCCGTTATTTCTGCATGCGTATGAGACGACAAAGAAAAATCCGATGCATGTTTGCCATCCAGCAAATCCGCATCAAGCTTGCATCCGCTCCCGTCAACGGTTCTTAAAAGGGCAAGTATCCGCGCAGCCGTTATTTCTGCATGTGTATGAGACGACAAAGAAAAAGCTGATGCGTGTTTGCCGTCCAACAAATCCGCATTAAGCCCGCACCCGCTACCATGAACGGTTTTAAGCTTTGATAGCACATCCGAAGCCGTATATCCGATTTGAGACTGTGTAACATTGTGGGGATTGTTCGTGTTATTCAGGTGATCCTCCCACTTCTTTGCCTGGGTATCTGTCAGGTGCTTCTTTTCAGATCCGGTCCGGGTCGGATCCACAATTAAAGCCGCATGATTCGCCAAAGCTGCAGCACTTGCCAGGGCCGTATTGCCGTCCAGGGAGAGGTTCACCACATCGGCATTCTCAAAATGCAGCGGTATCCGAAGGACCATGTCTCGGGTGGAGCCGTTGACGGCTACCGGTTTTTCGGTGACGGGCCAGTTGCCGACGATGCACAGGGTGCCGTCGGCGTCTTTGAGGCCGACATCCCGGATGGTGAAGGGGCCGTCCGTGGCCGGGATGGCGAACTCGAAAACAATGGTGTTGGGATCCGCCTTGGATCTGGTTCTGCTGCTGACCGGGCCGGACCAGACTTGATTGGCAAGGGCGGTCTGGCCTTTGTTGGGGATGACCGGATTGCCGTTGCCGTCTCCCACCACGGCGGTGGTGAGGTTGAACGGGTTGTCCATGGTGGCGTCACCTATCTTGGTCAGACCCTGGTCGGTCCACAGGGTGTAAAAATCAGGCATGATTAAAATCCTTAAATATCATCCCCGATGCCGATGCGGCCCAGGGGGTATACGGTCGTGGTGCAGCCGCCGATGACAACGGCGCTGTATGTGGGAACCTGGGACATGCCTGCCGGAGTGAGCTGGATGGTGCCCAGGTGGCTTCTGGTGTTTTTGGCCTTGATGGCCACCTTTTCCACTTCATCATAGGTAGCCTGGTTCACCATGTATCCGCCAGGCACCAGGATATTCAGGTCAAAGGTGCCCCGGGTGCCTTTGGGATCCTTTTCCCACCACTCGATCACTTCCACCCCAAAGCCCAGGGACGCCAGGGCGATCTCCAAAGCACCCCGGGTTCCCTTGTGGCGGTGGACGGAAATGGAATTTTTAACAACCTGGCGCTGCTGGGTCACTGTCCAGGCCGGCTTCCACTCATCCACGGAAACGGCCCAGGCCAGCCAGGGCAAAACAGATACCGGGCACTTGTCCGGATTCCACATATCCCGGATGGGGACGGCAATGCCTTCAATCCTTATGGCCTGGGTGCCGTCGGCAGCCAACTCAAGGGCAGAGGAATTGGGTGATAAAATACTCATGCCGCCTCCACGGTGATGCCGGTGCAGTAAGGGGCTTGGTGACCCTGGGCGGATACGTCGGCCCCAGGGCTGGTGAGGGTCACCTTTTTTACGCCGGGCTGGTGCAGCGCCGCTTTAAGGCCGGAATCGGTTGCCGCATCTCCCAGGCTGTGGCGGGCTGCAGTGTATTTGGCAACGGCATCAATCGCTGCCTGTTTCACCACTTCCCGGTCCGGGCCGTCATAAAATTCAAGGGTGGCGGCAACGGTGTAATTGAGGATTTGCGCACCCTGGACCGTAACCTCATCGGTAAGGGGGCGAACCATTTTTGCAGTGACCGCATTGGCCACTTCATCCAGAACCGATTGCGCCGGCACCCCGTTGCCGGTACGTCCCAGAACGGTGAGCACCACTTCAACGGGATTGGGGCTGGTCACAGAAGCGTCCCGAACGCCTGCCACGCTCAAGGCATGAAAAATATAGGCGCCGTCCGGCCCGGCCGTTGAGAATCCCTCAGGAGCCATCTGCATGCGGCCCCGGAATTCATCATTGGATTCCATGGTGGGCGGCACCGGCGGCACGGCATCGGGATCCCCGGGATCAATGGTCTTGCGCCTAAGGGGAATCAATGCGGCCAGATGGTCCTGGTCACTGTCCCGGGCAAAGGCCGTCATCACGGCCCGGGCACCGTCGTTCACCCGCTGCCGGATGATCATTTCACGGTAAGCACCGGTCTCAAGGAGTTTAACCAGGGGCTCGGATTCCAGATCCAAATCAGCGGCTGCATCCGGATAGCGCTGTTTAAAATCGGCTTTCCATTGGGCCAGGATATCCTCAAAGGCAAGATCTTCCACCACCTTGGGGGCGGGCAGCTTGGACAGGTCAATATCGGTAAATGCACTGGTCATTGAATCACAATTCCTTTCATGGCCACGGGCTTGCCGTCCACCAGATAGGTGCCCCAAAGGCCCAGTACCAGGCGGCCGGCGATTGCCTCCTCAATCCCCACCCTTGTGACCCGGAGCCGGGGCTCCCACCGGTCAAGGGCCTCGGCCGTGGCCGCAAAGATCTCAATATTCAAATCCGGGGTCATGGGCGCGTCGATCAGCTCCGGCAGCCTGGACCCGTAATCCCGGCGCATCACCCGGGTGCCGATGGGCGTACTCAGAATATCGGCAATGCTCTGGTGCAGGTGGTCCAGGCCGGTGAGATTCCGCCCGGTGGCGGCATTCATGCCCATCTACTTGGCTGCCGTCTTTTTGGGTTTGGGCGTCTGGGACTTAAGTTCCAAATGTCCGGACATCAAAAGATACTTGGCCTGGCGCCCGGTGATGGAGACTTCATCCCCCGGCACCTTGGGTTCGGCAACCGGCCGGCAGGGCTTTTTAACGATATATTCTGAGACTTTCAGGTCATTAGGCATTTTTTATTCTCCTAAGATTGAAGTTCTGCCCCCATGGGGGCATTCATGGTCATGTTCGGTCACTTCAACACCGCCGGCCTTGACGCTGGGGGCGGAGACTGATCCGCTGCCGGTGATGTCCACAGCGTCCAGGGACGTATCGCTGGTAATGCCCTGGGTCACATGCAGCGGGCCGTTGACCCGGACTGCGGCCGTAACAATCACATTTTGGGCTGTTGCCTCAATGGTTCCCGGGATATCGGCCTTCAGCCGGTGGGCGGCCCGATCATACTCAATAACGGCACCGTCATCGTAAACCGTCCGGTGAACCGTCCGAACATCGGCCGGGGCTGGGAACATATCCCGGTAAATACTGGGCAGGATGACGCCCAAACAAGGTTCGCCATAGGGACAAAGCAGCACCACTTGCTCTCCGGGCTCCGGTGCCCACCATGACCTGTCTTTGCCCGCCCGCAGGGTCAACCACGGCAGAAAGCCGGTTTTAAGGCCGGAGCCGTCCCGGACAACGGCCCGGTCCCCCTGGGTCACGTCCACCGTACAAATGCGGATCATATTGTTCATCCGCCGCTCCAGCTCACTGACCCGGTATTCAAGTTCCATCATTCCGGCACCTCCCGGCCCGCAATCAGCCTGTAGTCATCCTCATGGCCCTCCCCGATATCCGGTGCCATGCCCAGGTACAATTCAGAGGGCATGGGGAATTCAGTCCGGTAAACATCCTCGCCTAACCGAACGGTTTGCGGCCAGGTCACGGCCCACAGGGCTACCCCTTTTTGGGCAATGATACCGGAGTAGAGGTTCCTGGAAGCGGCGGGCTTGGCGGCATAAACACGATCCGGGAATCCCCAGTTCTGCTGATAGATCCTGGAGACCAGCCCCTCCACCATGTTCAGGGCGGCCTGGGCACGGGCCAGCTTGCGCTGATCCGTTGCCGCCACATAGGCCGCAAACGTGACGGGGACATCCTGCTGGCCGTTACCCACCTCAATGCCCTTGCCCGTGGACAGCACCGCCACAAAAACGGCAGGTGCCCGTCCGGACACCCGGGCGATCTCTTTGCCATCGAACCGGCCGCCGTGGGGGGTGCAGGTTTTAAGCTCCGGCAACCAGGTCTTGATGGTGGTGCAGATCGCCTCTGTCAATTCGTTTAAGGTCATCATTCCCCCATGATCTGGTCATCAAGCCATTCATCCACAATGGCCAAGACCTTATCTTCATTATTTTCGGAAAGGCCGAGGAAAGGCCGGGCCGGGATGTCAACCTCTCGGTTGTGGGCACTAACAAAGGCCACACCAGACGCCGTTCCTTTTCTATCCCGGCTTTTCACTTTGCGGCGATGGGCTTTAATCTCCAATGTGTCTTCCAACCCCAATTGGTGGGTGCGGCCGTACACAAGATTAGTGCCCACGACAACTTCATCCCCGTTAACCTCATAAGAAATAGATTCAAACAGAGCGCCTTCACCTTCCAAAAGGCTCTGACCATCATGACGGCTTTTTTTATACCCTTGTGACCATTCTTCCCATTCAACTCCCGACGGATCGGTTTTCTCTTCTTCAATCCGCTGTTTGGTCTGGTCTTCTATTTCGGAGCCGATATTGTCCAACAATTCATCAAGCTCCATATCAGCCAGGGTATTCAGCCGCTCAGCCAGGCGCTCAAGCTCCGAATCAATGACAATACCGACGCCGGCCATTAAAAAATCCCCTTCATGGAATTCCGGCTGAAAAGCCGCTCAGGCCCGGAGACCACCACCCCTCCGGAGGGGGTCGCCCCAGCCTCTTCAATCCCTAAAGCCATGGTGCCGGCAGAGATCCGCCCAAGGGTCTTGACCGCATCATCATAACGCTGCCGGCGCTCATCCGTACTGCCCACCTCATCCCGGACCATCCGGTACAGGGCAATATCCACAGAGAGGCGAACCAGCAGCTCCGGCACCTGGGCCAGGGGAAGATTATGCTTGACGGCCAGGTACGGGTCGATCTCGGCGGCCGCATCTCCCAGGGCCTTGGCCACGGCCCTTTCATCCACAATATCCTGATCCGGATCTTGGGGATCCGGAATCATGGGATAGATGACATCATCGTACCGGTCGTCAATGTCCTGCCTGGTTGCGTAGGCCATGGGCTACTCCTGCGCCCCCTGGCTGATCAGGTCCCAGGCGCGGTCTCGCTCAGCCGCATCAACATCCCGGCCCAGAATCTCCTCCATCGCCTTGACGATGGGTGCACCCGTTGTAATAGTCTGGCCGGCAGCAACAGCCTGCCGGGCAGCTTCCAGAACATCCGGGGCCACTTCATTCCCCTCTCCTTGGGCCGGACCACTAAAGGCCGGTGCTTTTGTTTCAGGGTCAAGATCAACGGTGCCGCCACCGCCAACAACGACATCAGTATCAGGAATGCCATTAACTTCCTCCTCGGGCTTGGCGGACGGTGCCGGGGCATCGTCCGGGATGATGGTTACGGAGAGCTTGGGCTCATTGATCAGGCGTTTAAGCTCTTTTTCAGTGAACCGGCCGTCCGGATGGATGACCGGGGATTTGCTGTGGCTGACGCCGCACCGGCGGAATCCCTCTTTGGATGATTGAATAACAATAGACACCTGTGCACCTCCTTAAATCTTGCAGGTTAAATCCAAGCCGGAACCAGAATGTCCAGCTCACCGTGAAGGGTGTTGGTCTCACCGCCCTTGATGATCTCTTTCATCACTTCCTTGGCCTGTTTCTTCTGGCCGGAACGTACAACAAGCAGGTTGGGACGGATGCCCAGCTTTCTGCCGCCGTCAGCCTTAAAATCTTCCATGGCCTGGATAGCAGCCCAGATGTTGTCTGCCGTGAGATCCTGTTTTGAGCAATACCCCAGCTGCCAAAAACTGAATCCGGCATTGGCCCGGCAGTCCACGCCGTAGTAATACTGCTTGTCCATAAAGACATTGCTGTCATTGCGCTTGTCCATGCGGTCAAACTTCATGGGCTTGCGTTCCTGGTAGATCAGCGGCTTGAGCGCCCGGGTGGTGTCCAGGACGTACCAGGCCGGCCCGGCACCGTCGGCATAGTTGGAAACAGAGACCGCCGCACCGGTGCCGTCCACCTTGGGGTAGACCGGATGGTCGGTGTCAAAAAAATACTGGCCGTCATAGCATTCAGTTGTCAGGCCTGCTTCCAGCAACGGAAATATCTGTTCATCCGGGAACACCTCTGCGGCCCGGCCCATCTCCTGGAAAAGGGGACCGTATACACCGATTTCATCGTCTTCAATGTCGTCACGGTCCACACCGATGGAGGATTCAAAGGCCTTGTTCACAATGCTGTAACCGTGGGCCTTCATCTCGTTGATCACACGGGAGCCGATCCATTCACGGAATTGGGGCCATTGGCCCAGCCAGCCGTAAGTGGTTGATTTGCCGGAGCTGGGCACCTTGGTGGCGACCTGAAGATACTGGGATTTGGCCATAGCCTGGCCTTCCTGGAACTTTTTGCTGTACCCCACCATAAGGGCCTGGAGTACAGCCGGGGTGATGATGGTTGCCATCAGCTAACCTCCTTTTTCGTTTTAAGATATTCGTCTTCAGGAATGTCCAAGCGCCGGCATACCGCCTTATCCTCTTCAGACAGGCTCCCCTGTTTTTGATTCAGATCCTTTTCCTCAAGGTCCGTATCCTGACCCAGGGCCGGAGCGGATTCGACATAGGCCTTAAACCGCTCCAGGCCGCCTTCGGTCCTGCATTGGGCCTTGTGGTACTCTTTGCTTGCCGGGGTAATGGTGCCGGCTTCCAGGGCCTGATTGATGGCCGTTTCGATCTCGGCATCAAGCGCTTGAGCCTCATGGTCGGCAAGTCTCTGTTCCGCATTGGATGCCCGGTCCAGGGCCGCGTCATAGTCGGAACGGGGAACGAACTTGGCAAGGTCCGGGGTGTCGGCCCGGTTTTGGGCTGTTGCCAGATCCCCCTTCAGGGCACTGACCTTGGCCAGGGCCTGCTCATCTGTGGTGCCGTCTGCCAGTCCCAGGGCCTGGCAAATGGCCTTTAATAAATCCATTTCTTTCTCCTCTGTTTGGGTTTCTTCCCGGTTCAGGGCGGTGAGGTGCAGATTGGGCTGGTTGGTCAGCCCGGCGGAAGTCAGCCGAAGGATACGGCGGTCATGCCGGGTAAACACAAAAACAGGGGAGAGATACCGGTACCGCTTGTTAACGACATCATCCTCCCCCTTATCCGTCCATTCAATGCGGCCCCAGATGGCCCCGTCCCGGAGTTCCATAGCCTTTATCCACCCGGCAGCCGGTGCAGGCTCCCCCTTGGGGGCCTTCTTTTCCGTGGCATGCTCCCAGTCAATGGGCAGGTCCGCGTCATCTTCGTGGAAGACAGCCACCACCGTTTCAGGGGTGGGGTTGATCCACTTGCGGCCGTCCCGGCCGGCAACGATTTCGCCGGCCGGGATGAGTTCCACCCATTCGGGCAGGCTGCCGTCATCGGGCAGCCGGATGTTCAGGGCAAGTTTTAAAGTCTGCTTTTCCATGGAGGAGAAGATAATCCGTAAAGGAAGACAGGGGGATTTTAAGCGTTTGAAAAGAAATATTCAGGGAAGATGAGAAAAGCCGGGAGAGGTAGGAGGGAAAATTTCGGTCAGAATGGGGTGAAATTAGCGTTTAAGGGCCTTAAAAGGGATTAAGTATATAATAAAGCATGCCTGATGCCAAACAGCCCAATACGGCCCGGTTTTATCCCCCTTGACCCCATACTTGCTTTGCCGCGGCTTTGTCTGCCGGGTGAACCCTGGACAATTTGTCATCCAGGAGCCTGTCAAGATGCCGGTCCCGGCCCATGCCGGGATTATAATCCCAGCCCGGATCAATGCCCTGGGCCACATAAACGGTGTCTCCGGTCCGTTTGTTTTTCCATTTATGCATCCGGATGACCGGGGCCTCACTGACACCGCCCAGGCGGTCGGCTTCCCGCTGGGAGATTTGCCGGACCCGGCACTTGCATCCCCATCCGTTGGGCGGGAAATGGGTTTTCCAGAAATCATGATCCACGGGCAGGATAAGCCCGGCCCAGGACAAATGTAAATCACGGTGGACCCGGGACGGCCCAACGGAATAAACCAGATAGGGCCGGTATTTCTTGGTCCGCTGAGCACGCTCCCACTGCCCGGCGGCCCGGGCCGTTCTCATATTGGTCCGGTAAATTGTTTTCAGCCGCCGGGGGGAGCCCAGCTGGGCTGTGACGGTTTCACCGGTAACCGGATCCACCATATCCTTTTTGCCCCACCAGCCCTTTTTTTGCAGCAGCGGGCTAAGCTGTTTTTTGAACTGGGCAAAGGTCTCACCATCGGCCAGGGCCTGGTCAACCGCCTCCCGGATATCCCGGAGCAGGTCCAGCTCGGTGACCTTGGCAACGGTAAAGGCATTGGCATGCTCGGCCTGCCATACATCCCGCCAGTCAAATCCGATTTCCCAGCCCTTGGCCCTGAAAAAGTCCAGTGCTTCCCTGGGCACCGGTCCGGGATGGTATCCGTCAGCCATCGGTTGCATCCCCCATACCACGGGCCTTAAACGTCGCCCGGGCAAGTTTGTTGATCAGCTCATCCGGATTCATCTCCTCCAGGAGCCGGGGCAGTTCGGCCAGAAATTCCTCAAAGGATTCTGCCTGCCCGGCCAGGGCCAGCACCGGATTGACAATGGGCGCCATCACCGGCTCCCACTCTTCGGCCTCTGCATCGGCCATCTCTTCCAGCATATCCGCTTCGGGCCTGCTCCGGTTCATGGCCGTAGCCGTCCGGTGGTTCTCCGCCACGGCAGGGACCGGGGCCGGGGCTGGGGCTTCCAGCAATTCCTCCCCCTCTTTGGGCTCCGGGATATTGAACTTTTTCCTGGCCCAGGATGCGGACGCTTTAACGCCCAGGGGGACTAATTTCTCAAGGGCCTCGGACAGGGCCTTCAAATCCTCGGGTTCCGGTACCGGGAACAGGACCCGGGGATATTTCTCCCGCTTCCCGTAATTTATATCCACATAAGGCTTGACCATGTCCCGGTTGACGGTGGTGGCCAGGGCCTTGGCATCGGCCTTTTTAATGTCCTGCCTCACTTCCTCCTGGGCGTCGTCACCGCCCAGTTTGCCGGGGGTGCCCTCGGTGCTGGCCACCTGGCCCAGGACCGCTTTGGAGACCTGCCGGTCCAGCCATTCGGCCAGGCCCCGGAACAGCTTTTCACCCCCTGCGGACTTGGCGGCTTCCACAAATTCAATGCGCATATTATCCGGCAGCACGGCAGCGGCATCCGTGCCGATATTGGCAACGGCCTTGATCAGGGTTTCAATGTCTTTTTTCAACGCCCCGGGCTTGTGGCGGCCGATACGCAGGGGCAGCCCAAAGATTTCGGCAAAGGCCATCCAGTCTTTGAGGGTGAATGATTTGCACATATAAGAGGCGGCTGCCAGCCGGGCCAGCCCGCCCCGGATGGGAATGCCGGATTTCAATTTAGGCAGATGGACAATAAACTTGTAAGGCGGCAGGGGCAGGCCTTGGGGATGGCTCTCATCCATCAGGCGCAGGGTGGTGCCGTCCTTGTCATCAAACTGGAAAAAACGGGGATCACGCCATTTATATCCAGGGGTCCATACCGCTCCCCTGTCCCACATCATTTCAACGACGGAGTATCCCTTGCCCAGGGCATCCAGAAGCTCATCCACCGCTTCGCCAAATGCAGGCTTGCGGGTCTGTTCCCGGACGTCGGCGGCAATCTTCACATCTTCGGCATCTTCGGACGCCGCCTCCACCGTTACCTCAAGCCCGGATATGGTCCGTTTCCTGGTCCCCAGGACCGATGCGTAATGGGGCTCCCGCTCTTCCATCTCCTCTGCCAGGGTCAGATAATCCCAGGCGTTGCCCTGGTCCGCTTCCCTCAAAACAGCGGCCAGCCGCCGGGGTGTCAGGTGGCCGGCAACGGAATTGTATCCCCACACCGACCTGATCCCGGTAAGCGTGGGCGCAGCCACCTCCTCTTCAAGCTGCCGTCTGGGCAAAAGCCTGCCGTCCGGCCCGTAAAGCCGCACTTCCTTCATAAAACACCTCCTCTGGATCTAAAGCCCGCCGTAATGCTCACCGGCCGGTCAATGGGATCATCATCTTCGGATACGACATGCTTAACCGGGATATAGCCAAAGGACTCCACATCGCTCCTGGAGGCAAAGTGGCCCAGGGCCGCGGAAATGGCAGCATCCCCATGGCGTTTGAGTTTTGAATCTTTCGTATCCGCCTGCCTGAGCTTGGGCAGTTTGACCACACCGTCGATGCGCTCCAGCGCCCGGATATCGTTCTTTACGTCGGCATCCCGGGGCAGGTCTATGGTTCCGTCTTCAAAGGCCTGGACAAAGGGTTCCATGTTTTCCCGGAACCAGGCATCATTGAATTTCACCATGAAAATACGGTCATAGCCGAATTCATCGGCCGTGTATTCCGCAATGGTAAAGCCGTTGCCCGTGGCGTCCATGGCCCCGCAACGGAACCGGGGCAGGCAGCGGATGATATGGAAAATAATTTGCTGCTGGTGCCGGGTGGGCACGTTGTGCATCTCCAGCATCCAGGGCACCTTCCGGGTCAGGTTCTGCTCAATGGCCATGGGGCCGAAGGATGCAAAATCGCAGTACCGGGAATAATCCGAACCGAATACATGCTCAAGCTCCGGATTAAGCAGCGCAAACAGCGGATCGATATGGATGCGGATAAATTCTTCAATCCAGGAATCACGCGCTTCAAGGCTCTGCAAAAGGAAGTCGTCTTCCATGGCCAGGCGGACAATGGGCCGTTCCTCCGTCATGCATTTTTCCACCAGAACCCCCGGGATGGCCACGCCGGATCCTTCCCTGGGAATGGCGTCCAGCTCCTCCAGCATGGCCGCTTTACGGGTGCCGTAGCCCTTGCGGACCTTTTCGTACCACTCCCGTTTGCCCTGGAGGGTGGGTCTCCACCCTTTGATCATGCAGACCCGCTCGTAAAGGCCGTTGGCAACGGCATCGTCAAAGGTCACATGAAACACCTTAAAGGCATAGAGCCCGGCCCGGGAATCAAGGATCAACTGGTTAAAGGGATTTTTAACCCCGTTATGGGTGGAGATGATACGGATCTTGCCGCCCCAGATCACCAGGGCCAGGCAGGCCTCGATCACCGCGCCGACGTCCTTATGAAAGGCTGCCTCATCAATGTTCACAATGCCCTGAAGACCACGGATATTGGCCGGGTTGCTGGACAGGGCAACGATGTGGAACCCCGAGGCAAACCGGATCCGGTAGGAGGTGATCTGCCGGGTATTGCCCTCCTTGTCCTGGTCTTCAAAAAGAAAGACCTCAATACCGGCCCACCCTTTGGCCATGGAAGCGGCCATGACCTTTGCCATATGGGCACAATATCCGATAAACTCAAGGCCCTTATCCTTGGTATCGCCCACGTAATAGACATGATCCCCGCCGGCTGTCCGGCTACTGGATGCCGTGATAGTATCGTCCAGGGCCGTGGCATAGGTGATGCCGGTACGGCGGCCTTTCTCTACAATATTCAGATCCGCTTCATGGATCTGCTTGCACCATTCCACCTGGTGTTTCATCAAAAGGCCGTCGGCAATGGGGTTCTTATCCTTGGGCAGTTCCCGGACACTGGCAGGCAGTTCCTCCCAGTCCAGGATTCTTATGACATCGCCGGAAACGCTCATTTAATCCCCAGGATCTTTTCGCGCCAGAGCTGGGCCTGTTCTTCGGTCAATCCGGTTTGAATCGCACTCTCTTCAACAGTCTCCGCAGCCTGTTCAAGCACCTGGCGTCTGAGCTGTTCCTCCCGCTCCAGGCTGATCTTACTGGCCCGCTCAATGCGCTGGGCGATCAGGGCCACCTTATTCAGGGTATCCACGTCCAGTTCCCCGCCGTTGAGCACCAGATCAAAGGACAATGTCTTCACCATCTCCGTGACGGCCCGGCCCAGATCCGTGCCTTTATGCTCGCCTAGGCCGCCCACCAATGCATCCGCCGCCTCCCGGGCCTCCCGCATCATGGAGCCCTTTTCTTCCACCTGTATGGAGTACCGGTTAAAAGCGCTTTTGGAGACGGGATCATGCCCCCGTTTTGCAAGCTCGGGATTGATCTCATCCAGAATCTGCTTCTGGGTCTTGGTCCGGCCCCTTAAATCAGCATTGACCTGCACCCGGATATCCTCCGGCAACAGGTCAATGGTGGAGAGCCGGCCTCTGCCCGGCCTCTTTTTCTTTTCCATGGCTACCGCCTCCTGGCAGAAGGCCGCTTGATGCCCGGCACCGTGACCCGGCCCCGGGCCGCATCGCCCCCTCGCTCGGTCAGCTCGGCAATAATGATCTTGGGATCATCATCATAGGCCACCAGCCCCTGTTCCTTTAACCAGGCCAGCTGGGTGCGGACCTTGTCCCTGGACGGGGTAAACCCGTAATCTTCGGTCAGATCCGTGATCAAAGATTCGTTCAGGGTGTAATCTGGATCTTCCAGCAACAGCCGCAGAATGGTAATCCGCAGGTGTTCCTGCAATGTCTGTTCAAAGCTCATCGGCCTTCTCCGTTCTTCATGAGATATTCCTGTATCCGGTCCACAGCGCGCTCAATTCCCTTGACTGATCCGCTCATTTCTGAGACCTGGTCGGACACTTCGTTTATCCGGTCATACACCTTGCCAAGCTCTTGAAACGTGATGGTGCCGGTCTCAAGCTTGACCACCCGGGTTTCGATTTTGCCCACATCCTGCCGGGTCCGGGCCAGGTCACCGGCCTGGGCCTTTTGCCGATTGGACATCCAGGTATAGATCCATAAGGCAACCGCAATGGCGTACTGTCCCACGCCAAACCAGAAATGCCATGCCTTGTAATCAATCATTTGCATGGTTCCCTTCGTATTCCATCTGGCAGGCCACGCACCGCTTGTAGCCCGGCATCGCCTTGCGGCGCTTTTCCGGAATAGGTTCACCGCAATCCCGGCAATGGGTCAGGGACGGCCGGGTCACCCGGTGGGCAAGCACCCGGCCCACGGCCTGCTTCAAAAAGCGTTCGGCCTGGATATTGCCCTGGTCGCATTCGTCCATCAAACGCCCGGAACCTTAAGTTTTTTGGCCATACCCTTGGCGGCCATACGGTCCCCGAACCACCAGGTGACAGAAGTCACCGTCAAATAAAAAATAATGCCCACGGCGTCGGATGTGATGCCGGTTGCCATCTTTGCAGTGATCTGGGACGGGTTGATTTTATCCAAAAGCTGCCAGGATTTAATGGTGATCCAGGTGCTGATCCCCAGCAGGTAAAAAGTGATCCCGGGCCGGGCAGACCCTTTGACCAGGTCAAGTGTTCCAAAAAAGAGCGCCAGCAAAATACCGGCAGGGACCGCCAGGTATCTCAGCCGTCCTTCAACGGCAAACAGTCTTTCCATGTAAGACGCATCAAAAAAATTAGCCTGAATAGATCCAAGGCTTTGGGTAAACGCTTCGGTCTCGGCCAGATCCACGGCCCCGGACACCCGGGCTGAAACGACTTCGATCTGCGCCCTGGACTCGGCAATGGTTGCGTCTGATTCGGCTTTCACCATTGCCAGTTCATGGGACCGCCGTCCGGCTTTATCCTTGATCTCCAGCGCATACAATTTACGTTTATTGTGGCTGGACCAGATCGTACCGATCAGTCCGGTAATGCCGCCCAGCACCCCGCCTGTGGCAAGATTTGCCAATATTCCCTCAAGCATGCTGCCTCCATTGTTCGATAATGGTTATACGGGCCTTTCTGCCCTTCATGATTGAATTAAACCGCCTCACCATAGGTCTTGATGCCAATATGGCCCGCTGGCCGTTTAAACAGCCGAATTTTGAGCCCAGCAGCACACAGCCCTGTACGTGGGTTTTCCAGCCTTTTGCCACATCCCCGGCATAATTGCCCGAATGAATCAGGATATAGGACCTGCCCGGAACGTTCCGGATGTGGAACGCTTTCCAGCGCCTGGACTCCCGCCACGCAACCGGGTAGGTGCCCGGCGGGATACAGGAGACACAGGTCCTGTTATCCCGCCAGGGCAGTTCCAGGCAGGGGCAGTAAAATTGCAGACCGGGTGCGGACAGCCTTCCTTCCGTGCCCTGGTCAGATCTGCGCAGCCGGTGAATATAAAGCTCTATGGTGTCTGTGGTGTAGCTCATGGCAGGATTATGCCGGCCATGGGGTTCCGGTGGGTTTTAAGCGTTTGAATTAATGGGAGGAGGGAAAATAAAGGGCGGCTCAGGAAGAACCGCCCTGGATGGAATATGTTAAATAATCCTCACTGAATAGAAAGATATGAGCCTCAAGATGTTGTGTCCGGCATCGTTTTGCGAAAAGCAAGCGTTTATAGACAAAAGGCTCGCTTTTCTATTACTCAAAAGTTTTGATTTATTTGCGATTTTTAATGATTCAAAATCACCGGCTTGTCCGTGTGCATTTTGATTGTTGAATTTTCATGCATTTATGCTCAAATATAGATTTGATCTCCTTTTTCTTGTTCGATCCAATTATTAATAATTTTAAAAATATCATTAAATACAGGATTTGTTTTTAATTTGCTGCTATCATTTAAGTTTACTTTTGAATGTAACCGCGGTATTTGCCCGTCGAAGTCTGTTAAAATGTGCGTTCCACCAAAATCTTTAACATAATTTTTAATGAATTCAATTGAGTATTCTAAACTGCCTTTCTTATTTGGATTGAAAGTCGAATACGTGAACCTTAATGGGTCTAAAATCTGACTTGTTTCAAAAGTTGTCCACGCAACAACATTGGGATGTGTATTGTTTGTTCGTAATTTTATATTCAATGGTGAAGGAACATAAATAAACGCTTTAGGGAGATTGGGTGAGTTTGTTAATAAATCAATTGTTTCTTTAGACAAAAAGCTTCCAATAGCCCTTGGAATATTATTTAGAAAAGAATATTCATGGTTCAAAAATAATATCCCATCTAAGTCTTCAATCCATGGTGCACCGTCCCGATTTGTCTTTAAAAATTCAGAATAAACAGACTTAGAAACAATAATAGGGATGCCTGAATCTGAAAACCAGCTATCAGGACTGACAGCGCTTAATAAAGTACAGAAATTACCTTTCAACTGAGGTTTTAATCTAACACTTCCATATCCAGCATCTATTATTTTTCTTTTTCCTTCTAAACTCAAAACATCTACTTTTCCATCTGTTGTCGTAGCCACGACCTCTTTATATCCTTCAACAATTTGTTTTTTAATTTCTGGTCTCCATAATTTTCCAGGTAGCTTTGGAATATATTCTGAAAGATAAAAATTCTTTAATTTCACAATTTGACCCGGTGCAATTTTTTGGGGATTAAAAATACATTCCCAAAATTCTTTTGAGCTCTTCAATTTTACAGGATTGGTTATTGTTTTTTTGATATTTAATTTTAAGTAATCGTAAACATTAAAATACCCAAAAGTGTCTTCTAATAATCTTGAAAAAAAGTATTTCTTTGTTTCATTAAGCATATTTCCCCTTTAAAGTTTCACGGCTCAATGAGTCGAAATATCGAAATATGGCCGGGGTGAACGTGCCCTTCACCAGCCGGGCGGCGAACAATGGCACTATAGCTCGGTCCGAGTGCGAGGAGCTGGTTAGGCCATTAATGATTGATAAACCAACAAATACCAATCCCAAAAATTATAATATGTATAATCCCCCAAAGAATATTCAGCTTCCAATTAAATAAAATTGGATGTTTTCCCTTTGATATTGTTCCGGCTGTTTCTCTTATCTCTTTCAAATTGAGATCTTTTAACAACCGATCAAGCTCGTCTCGGTATGCACGAGCTCTTTCTAAGTGAAATGAAAATCGTTCATGCTCTTTCATTGTGAAAATGGCACCGAAAATGCCAGTTAGACTGAGTATGATTGAAGGAATTACATCTGCACAAGTAATACTTTTATCAAAAAATATCAAAGCAGTAATTGCGCCTGCCACAGCAAGTAGAACCCCTGTGACCTTTATTCGAAGATCCCTGTGTTGCCGGCACTGTATCCATTCTTCCTGATAAAATTTAAATAGGATTTCAGTATTTTCCATGTTTAAAGCTCCTTATAGGCCTGAACGTACTTTTCAGCGGCTGCGGCTTTTTGCGGTCGGCTGCAAAAGTTTTGTTAAGTGATATTCTTTACATTAATTCTCATTTTAAGAGGCCTTGTTGGGTGTTTAACCAATCCTTGAGCAGGCCCATCAGATGTAAACAAATTGGATAGAACAGTAATTAATGCCCCTAACAATATATAGCCAAATAATACATGAATACTCAATAGACAATGGGCAAACCAGCTATCTGGGGAAGCATACATATCACCAAAACCTAATGTAGTCATTGTTACTATTGAGAAATAAACACTTCGTATCGGCTGCCAAGGGCCTAAGTTTGAAATTAATGCAGGAAAGAAGAAGTATAGAACTGCAAAAAACATACATATACTGAAAAATGACTTTATTACCTGCATAGGAGATCGTCCATAGTCTGAGAAATACCAAAATATTTTAACAAATGTTGATAGGACATCTCCTTGTTTATCATACCAATCAACCCAGTTATGTCGGCGGTTGCAATATTGTAAAGTTTGACGTAGCCCAGCAGAAAAGCATGCATTCTCAAAACTAACTGATCGAAAATCTGTTTTCTTTGACACACAAGCGATATCAAAATAGGTAGTATTAGTAAATTTAGCATTGCAAAAAAGAGTACCACATAAATTGAATCGTAGCTCCCGATTTACCACTGGATTATGCCCACCTCCTAAAAATTTTGCGGCAGATAAGTCAGATCTTGAAAAGTCACACTCATAGAAATTTGAGGATAAAAATTCAACTGAAGTTAAATTTGCTTTTCGAAAGCTTGCGCATGTGAAGTCAACAAGCGCACATACTGAATTTTCAAAATTCGCTTGGTGCAAATCGGTTTCTTGGAATGTTGATCCTTGAATCTTAGCGCCTTGAAAATCAGCTTCCCATAAGTGACACTTAGACATATCAACATTTGATAAGGATGCATCTTTGAACGATGCTTTATATAAATCAGCCCCTTCGCCTTTTTTGTTCTGAAAAATTGTATCTGAAAAACTTAGACCTACAAAATTTGCACCTCGTAGTCTTATGATATCATTAGAATTTGAAACATATTCATTCCACTTTTCGAAATTATTTTTAGTAGCGCAGCTTAGAAGTAAACTATACTGTTCTTGATTTAATTCTTCTTTCACTAAAACACCTACATTTATTTGTAATACCACTTAACAAGTAGCTTTCCGATTGTCCGGCTATCTTGAGCATTCTGACATCTAACCACATATCATGAGGAATCAACGGATAACCGGAACGGTTTGACCTGTTAACATCTTAGTATCTATATGAATTGCATATCATTATGGTTGACGAGTGTAAAGAATATTCAGGGAATAAGACTTTGTAAATGAATTTGCCAGAAATCAACCGTTCTTGTGTCATCCGATATTCTCTGAACACTCAAATATTCGTGCGGTATTCATGATGAAAACAAGTAATACCAAGGCCCACAATAATGGTATGATTGAACTTTTTTTTCTGAAATTGTCCGACCACCAGATATTGTGTCTGCCCAGAAACGCCACCAAGAAATTTTCTATATTATAAATCTCCCTCGGATCTGCCACTCTTTTGATTCTACAATTTGTTCTATTAAATTGAGTTTGACGGACTTCTGAAAAATCAGGAATTTAATGTAATAAATTGATTTTTTATGATCTATTTCATTATTCCTCATATTTGTAATAATGAAGTTTGCGAAGTGATAGCCAACCAAGACAACCAAAAAGGAAATACAACCCACATAGCATCAAAATGGTTTCTAAATTCGATACAACACTATTAAAATTGACAAGAAGGAAACCCAATTCAAAGAATAAGGCGGATGTAAATCCAATAATTAAAGCGCTTTTGGAATCACCATTTTCATAATCATGGATGATTTCATTTGGTTTAGGATGGAACAGTGACAGAAATTTAAAACACCATAAATAGAAAGATGCTGATGCAAAAACCATTACACGGAATCCTTGCCAGTAGAAAAAACTTTTCTTTTTGTTATTCATTTTTTTATCCGTGATGGTGTTTATAGAAATCAAGATTATTGGAGATTAACCATCCCGGACAAAGAAACGCAAGAATAAATTTGATATATTAGTAAATAAATTGGGGGAGATAGATTCTCCCCCCAATGCTTGCCACTCATTTAGCCGATCCGGCTTACCGTCACGGGTCCAGCTCAGTCTGATCCTCCCCGGCACCACAGACATACCCCATCAATCCACATCCCCAAACGGCAGCTTCATCTGCACCCGGTCCAGCTTCAGCCGCCGCTGCCGGGAAATGATATTGTAAATCTGGGTGGTGGTCAGCCCGGTCTGCCGGGCCAGGGCCAGATGGTTCCCCCCGTCAAACGCCTTGTAGATCAGCGCATCTCGGATGGCCCGTTTCAACCGGTCATCCCGGGGCAGGTAAACGGCCCGGCCCCCGAGATAATGGGCAATCACCACCACAATATCCTGGACCACCTCCCGGGAGACCTCCGGGTCCGTACCCCGGCGCCCGGAGAAATGGTCATAAAGCACCTCCACCAGATCCGCCAGCAGACTGGGCCAGTTCTGGGCATCCTGGCGGATCTCATCATCCAGGCCGTCCAGGACCATGTCCGCTGTCATGGCCGCCGGATCAAACAAAGAGAGCTGGTTTTCACGTATGGGCCGGGCCTTCATATTCACCTCCTGTAATATTGCAAAATCAAGACTGGCAGGCTGCTGTTTATTCTCTTTGCCCACCTGCGCATATGTCCGCATATAACGCTATTCATGTTCCGCCTTTTGTCTGTTTCTCTTCTGGTGGTAAATCATCATCTTAAGCACGGCATGCAGGTCTTCAGCCGCCAGCCACTGCACGGTTTCAACGCCGAAGCGCTTTTGGGCAATACCGTCCGCATACGCCCAGGGCAGATCCATATCCAGCAAAATAGCCTCCAGCTTTGCCATGATAGCCCGCTTGCTCATGGGCAGCCCGGCCACCTTCCGGGGCCGTTTGCGCCACTTGGATGTGGTACGGAACCCAAGCGCCTCAAACCGGGCCATCACCTTGCCAAAGGCGTCTTTCGTCAGCTCTGTGGACGACGATGCCCCCACACTGCCCAGCAGATCCCGGTACTCATCCTCAGTCATCCCCACCTGCTTTTTAGCCACATGGATCACCTTGATTTTATCCTTGCTGATCATGCCTTAATCCTCCCCATACACACAGGCCGCAAGCCATATTTAAGCCGCCGGGCAGAGGGCAAAAGCTCCCACTGCCCGGCCAGATATTTAACCCGTGAGCCGTCCCGGAACACATGATTCTCAACAAATCCGTACACAGATGACAGCTTGCTGCCCCTTGCGGTCAAATCGGTCTTTATCATGTATGCAACCCCTGCCAGAAAACGGATCACATCCTGCGCATCCCTTGAAGCCAAATAATCAATCAAAGAGAAACCAAAAAAGAAGCTTGTCCCGTATAGGCAATCATCACAAATCACTGTTCCGGCATCGGGCACATCAACATTACGAAAATAGAGGCCGGACGAATATTCTATGAAATGCCGTGCCCCGCACACCGGGCAAAACACCCGTTCAAGTACAGTCTTGTCATTAAGAATACACGCCATCCGTTTATATTTCATGACACCGCCTTCCCAAGCTTCAGACACCCCTTACTGCCGAAATTCCAGTTATCCGCAGGAACAACCGAATTTGACCCGCATTTCGGACACGGATCACTGATCCGCCGTGCATCCCACAAATGTCCGCAATCGGTCTCCAGGCAAATCATGGTAGTCACATACTTTGGCCGCTGTTTCAGGGGCTGGAACCAGCCCGTTGCCTCTCTGTCCTTCATACGATCTCCTTTCTTGACAAGGGCAGCCCGGTTGGCTACCCTTGATTTGCAACCCGTTCAAGTTGCGTTAAGGCCTGGATCACGATGCGCCAACATCGCCAGGCCGTTTCTATTTTTCCATATCCTCGTTTAACACCTTGATCATCCGCTCACAGAGCCCGACAGCCTCCAGGGCCGCACGCTCCTCCCGAATTACAAGCCCGGAACAGACAAGCCGGTTCAGATTTACGGCATCCATCACCAAAGGGTCCGGCTTAAACGTCCCAACATTGGGTTTCCGTGCCTTATTCTGGCCCTTGAGCGTAAGGCGGAACATCTTTTCAGTGCCTGATCCGTATGTTTTACGGGCACCGGCGGGCTTGATGTATCCTTCAGCCCGGTATTTGCGGAACAGCTTGTAAATGTAAGCCTTTGACGTATCCGCAAGCATGGCCAGATCCGCATAGGAAAATACCTTTTTCACCTTCATGGCCCGCCACACCTTGTCCGTCACGTCACACCCCGGCTTTTCCACCACTGGATTGCTCTTGTACAGGCCATGGCCGATCCGTTCGATATAGCCCTGGCGCAGCAAGGTGTCGCAGGCCCGGTTGATCTGATCTGGTGTCATATCCAGGGCGATCTTGGCATCCTTGCGTTTAAAAACCGCATTGGCCGCCGCATAGTTTCTGAGCATGTTGGTTACATCCATGGCCTAATTCTCCGGGGTCGGCTTGATGCGCCGCTCCGGTATGGCCTGTACAGCCTCTGGGTCAATGGCGTCGATCTTGTTGCTTTTGGCAATCACCTCCAGGTCCCGCAGGTCATGGTACAGCCCCCGGAACCCGCCCTTGCACCGTTTGAGCAGCATCGCCGCTGCATCCGGCTTGATCTTCAGGTCACACGCCTTCATGCCCAGGACCACCACATCCTCCAGAGTGACCGGCCCGAACTCCACGGTCTTGGTCACCCGGTCCCACAGCCGCCGCCGGGAATGCAGCTTGCCGTAAAGCGCAGGCTCACCCACCAGGACAACCGGCGTACCTGTCGCGTCATGAATGTCCCGCAGATGCTCAATGCCGTGTATGCACAATTTATCCGCCTCATCAATGAGCAGGGTCCGAGGCGATTCATCCAGCTCCTCTGCAATGATGCGCTTAGCATGCTTTTTCTGTCTGGGCTCCATGCCGTTCAGTTCCCGGCAGATGTCCTGCAACAGCCCCAAAGGCGTGGTCTCATCTTCCACATAAAGATAGACCGCCCCGCTGTTCACCGCATAATCCTCAACACAGCTTGTTTTTCCCCGGCCGGGAAGTCCCCACACCACCATCAGTCCGGGTTGGCCTTTTACCGTGTCTTCAACCACCCGGACGGCCTGCCGAAAAGCCGCTACCCGCTTGGTTTCGATCAATAATTTTTTCAATGATTCCTCCTTGAGTTACAGGTTAAATAACAGCTTCAAATCCTCAAAGCGCTGCCTGTAGCTGTTAAAATCAGGCTGCGCCTCAAATTCCGCCATAAATGCCGCATCCTCGGCACCGGCGCTGCGCCCGTGTTCATGGATCAGCCGGAACACCCATTCATAATGTTCCAAGTCGGATTGCCAGTACTTCGGCCGGGGGATTTCCGGTTCAACAGCCATATCCGACTCAGCCTTTTCAACGGCCGCTTCCAATTGCAGAATCTCTTTATCTGATATAATCTCCGGTTCCTGGGCTTTGGAATCATCCTCGACAGCCTGTGCATCCTGAAGAATAGGTACTTTGGGATTAAAGGGCAGGATGTTCGCGCTGTTCTCAGCATTGGCCGATATCCCCAACCGCTCAAGCTGCTGTTTGTTCGCCCTGGCCATCCTGGCCTGGCGTTTATTCGCCTCAATCACCTGGTCAAGGGCAACCTGGTCTCCGAACAGTTTAGCTAATGGATGGCAGGCTTTAACGGGATATGCCTCCCCCAGATAAATGCCGTCCAGGGTGTAACACCAGACTATCCGCAGATCTGCCGTATTCACCGCAGCATAAATGGTCAAATCCGTATCAAGATTATGAAGAGAGTCCGATTCATACTCGATCTTCCACAGCGTAATCCGGCAGCGCCGAGGCCGGACCTTGATCCGCAATAGAAAATCATAGTTCAACTGCACCGGATCAACCCCGGGGCCACGGTTTTCAAGAAACATGTCCGCAGGGCAGGACGGCAGATCCGAATGGGGCTGATCCGCATACCATTGAAAGTATCTGTCAATGATCATTGATGCCTCCCGGATCGTGGGCACCCAACCCTTTGTCCGGGCTTCATGCATGGCTTTGTGCCACTTTTCGTTTCTGTGCATGTGGGCGGGTTTCGTCTGTATGGAATCGCCGCAAAAAGAAGGCATAAGCCATTCAAGCTGACTCTGGAATGTAAGGAAAAACCGTTCCACGACCTTTGACCTGCCGTTATAAGGCTTGGCAAAAAATACAGCGGTCCCCACCCGGGCATAAATACCGGTCAATTCCTCAAAGTCAGGATCTATCTTTGTAAAGAGCTTGGATTTAAACGCCCGGCCATTATCCAGGTATACGCTCTCAGGGTACTTGCCCAAGGCGATCACGGCATTGCGAAATGCCGTTAAAATACCCAGCTGGTTTTCCGATGGCATGATGTGCCAGCCACATGGATATCGCGATTTCCAGTCAAAAAAGACTATCAAAATCATACGGCAGGGCCGGCCGGTTACCGGATGCAGGATATTAAAATTCAACACCTTGCCGTCCGCCACCAGGCATTGCCCCACATCAAGGAGATCCGGATCACGGGTGATATAGGGCGCGTACTTATCCTGATATGCCTTCATCCCCTCCCGGGCCAGGCAGATGATACCGGCATTGAATTTTTTATAATCCTTGAGCCAGCGCCGCCAGGTGCTCTCGTTGGCCCGCTCGGGCTTGTCCATCTTTTCCAGGGTCATTTGGGCCATCTTGATTGCCGTCTTCACACTCGGCCTGCCCCCATGCAGATAACATTGCAGGAAAACTTCCTTGGCCGTCTCAGACAGCTTCCGGCCCTTGTATGTATTGGTGCCGTGCTTTTTCCATCCACCGCGGCCGTCACAGAGCACCAGGTAATTATCCTTGTTCTCTTTCAGCTTTTTATCCAGTGCCTCCAGGGTCTTGAGCTGGATCGCCCCCACAGTGGTAAATACCTGGGGCAGCAGCACCCCGGCGTTATACGCCGTGACAAAGACCTCGGCCGCCTCCCCCTTTTTCCCCCAGCCCGCCTGTTCTTTGGTGATCCTGAAAGCATGGACCAGATTGTATTTAGCCAGGCCTATTTTATTGGATTTCTTAGGAACCGGGTTATTCGGCACCACAGCAGGCAGGCCGGCACCGGTAGCCGCCTGCCGGGACACAAGCGCTTCACGCACTTTAACCGGTAAAAGCTCCCGGACATAAAACAACTCATTTCCGCCCTGCTTGGGCCGTTTCACCGATGCCCAGTCATCCTGAACCGCCTTCATCCGCACCGCCCGGGTGCCCACATCCAGCACTTCAGACAATTCAGATTCCGCTACCAATGCACCCATTCTAATCCTCCTCTATAATTTCAATAAGTTCTTTAAGGTGGCTCAGCACCGCCGCCTTTTTCATAGCCCGCCACCGGTTATTCTGTTCTTCCACAATAATTTCCATCAGGATATTGTATTGACGTTTGAATAAAGCTGAGACCAGGGCCGTATTATCCACCTCCTTTTTAATCTCCTCTCGCCGCTCTTTTTTGGCTTCGCCCTTGACTTCCCGGACTGCTTTGTTCACGAGTGCGCCGGTCAGCTTCTTTTTGGGATCTTCCTGAATCTGAGGGACCACGCCGTCAAACCAGGCTTTACATACGTCTTCATCTTTTTTGAACTGTGTCAAAGGGCGTATTTGACGTTCATTGACTGGGAGAATTTTTGGGGAATTCTGGAAAAAATCCCCCATGGGGGACGCTTTATCTAAAACAGATTCATCAGATTTTGAGGCCAATTGGTCCCATTTTGACTCAAGAAGATTAACAACGCGATAGGCTGCAACCTGTCGATGGGCATGAGATTTACCCATGTCCCATATTTTTTTACAATACTTTTCAAAAGTCCATCCCGGATAATCCTCCCGGTACAAACGATTGTCCCGGATCTCAGCCAGGGCGCACCCAACTTCCAAAAACGTATGAAATCCCCGGGCAACAATTTGTTCGCACTCCGTAAACCTCGCCCGCTCACTCTCAGTGAGTGGGATCTCGATAACTTCCTTGCCATGGGCAATCAATTCTGCCGTAGTCTGTGCCATTTCGCCCTAAATCCTCCCCAGATTCTTTTCAAACAACTGCGCTTTTTCCCGGAACTCCTGGGCCTTAAGAATCATGATCTTTCGCCGGTCATCACCGGTCACAACCTTAGCGTCAACAGCGCCGATAATGGCGTTCACAACCCCGAAACTTTTAAAAATATGCTGGAAAGCGAAAAGGTAATAGGAGTCCAGGGGGTAGTTGATAGGGTCGGATATCATTTTATCCAAGGTGGTTTTTGCTAGTGGTTTCCTGCAAAGCGGCGGGGTCTGCTTGTAACGCTCTTCAGTCCGGCCAAGATATTCATTGACAAGGTCACAAAAAGTCTCGCGGCTGATTCCGGACGAACGCAGCTCCTGCTTTAAGGCCATGGCAATCTCCTGGCACAGCTCAAACTCGTTTTCTGCCTCCTGCCGAACCGGTCCGGCATTAACAATATCGTTCAGCGCATCGCCAACCGCTTTGTACTCTTTCATCATCTGGTTCAGATTGTCTTTAAAGCCGAATCCCGGTAAAGGGGGCTCGTTTTCGCCGAACTGTTTTTTCTTTTTCCTGGGCATCGCTGCCTCCTTTCCGCTATCAAAAAGACAGCCGCAACTTGATAGCGATTTTGCGTTCACGTTTTCTGAGTTGATACCGAAATTTTGAAGTGTGATAGACGTTGAAGTACCATTTGCAATGACGTATTCTGCCTCTAATACGGCAGCACAGGCAAAGAACTTGGCATCGTCATCAATCATAGGAGGTTGAATTTTGACAAAATTTAGCATAAAAATAAGCTA